AAAAGAAATAAATTAATAGAAAAATATCTTCGTCAAGGATTGTCTCGTACAGATATTACAAACAGAGTGAGACAAGAATCTCCTATTGGAGTAACAGGTGAAACAATTGATCAAATTGCAAAAGAAAAAAATATTACAAAAGTTAGTGGTCGAACTGCCGATGGAAGTAAAGTTGTTCAAAACATAAAAACACAATTAAAAACTTTAGATAAAGAATTAAAAGATATTATTCGAACAGGTAACTATACTACTGATGGATTAATTAACAGAACAAGAAAACTTTTAAAATTACCAAATACTGCAAATGGAACTGCTACTGCAGCCTATAAATTAGGTCAATTGGTAGAAGCATATTCAGGAGATACACAATACATTAATAGAACAAGTCCTTTTCTTACAAAACAGTCTTTAAAAATAACTCAAGGTTTACCACAGACTAAAGGCTATGGTGGAATCAAAGGTGCTCTTAGAAGAAGAGCTTTAGAACCAAGGGTTACACAACAACTAGGTGAATCAAAAACATTTTTTGCAAATGTTAGAAGATCATTACAAAAATTTCTTCCAAGTGGAATTAATGTTGATGAAGTAAAAAATATTGCTTCATCAGGGAGATATGGAACAGGACCCTATAGTATTTTTATACAAGGACTTAGAGAAGATATTAATTTAGCAAAAGGTCGATCAATTGATCAAGCAGTAGGAGATGCTGAATTTAAATTACAAAATTTAGATCCAATTGAAAAAGTTTATATACATCCTAAAAAGAAAAATCAAAAAGAACCTAAAGTAGAAACTAAAAAACAAATTATTGATGAATACAATCAAAAAGCATTAGATTTTGAAAATAGATTTAACAAAAATTTAAAACAAGGCGAACTTCCAGTTCGAATAATGAAATTATCTGAAACAACACCAAAAAAGACAATTCAAAATAAAGAAGCGTATAATAAATTTAAAGATATATTTGATGATGTTCATACAAAGTATGGATATTCATTTGAAGTGCCTGGAGATTTAAAAACAGTTTATGATAGTAAATTAAGAGAATTTTTAAAAAGTGCACAAGGTCAATTAAAATTATCTAGGTTTATGAAAAGCGGAGCAGGTAGAGCTTTTGCAGTTCCACTTGCAATGTATGGAGCGTATCAAGGATTAAGCACACCAGTTGAAGCAGCAGAAATAGAACCTACAACACAACAAATAAAATTTGATGAATACAATACTGCAACGTATCCATCAGACCCACTTGTTAGAGAAGAGTTAGAAAAAATTCCTGAAGAACCAGAACCAATTACTCCAGGCCTTACAACTATTGCAGCAGCTGCAGGTGTTGCCGGTGCACCAGAAATTAAAAAAGCTTATTCAGCAGCAAGAGAATTAGGTAGAGGTAGACTAAGATCTGCTTTTGGACTCACAGGTGGACTCGGTGCATTAGCAGGAACAACAGGCACACCATTATTTACAGCTGCAATGGATGTTCCTTCTTTAATCGATCAAATAAGACGAGGAGAGTCTCCATCAGAAATTTTATTGAATCCTGGTAATTACGCAGGTTTAGCGTTTATGGAACCTTTATCAAAAGTATCTGGAGTCATTAAACCTACAGAAAAATTATCATTAGCTCAAAAAGCAAAAAGATATTTTGATTTATCAACGGTTGCAAAAGAAGCAAAACCAGGTGCTTTAAGTAAAGTTTTAAGATTAGGAATGAGTCCCAGAGCTATTGCCGGTGTTACAAGATTTGCAGGATTACCAGGACTCCTAATTAGTGGTGGATTAACTTTGTATGATATGTATAATACTTACCAGCAATCTAAAAAAAGTCAGGGCATAGATGAATAGACGAGCGTTTTTAAAATTATTTGGAGGTATTCTTGCCTCTTCTCCAGCATTGATGAAAATGTTAATGACTGCAGAAAAGACTGGTGCAATTCAAGAAGGTATTAAACAACTTAAGAAAAGCACAACTGCAATGCCTGAGTGGCTACCTGGATTTATAGAAAAAATAAAAATGTTAGGTAAATCAAAAGAGATTGATGAAAAAGTTTTTGAATATGTAGATGAAAGTTTACCGGGTGTAAAAGTTACTGAAGATTTAGGAGAACAGAAATATTTAATCGAAGGTCAAAATGAATATGGCCAACCATTCCAAATGGAATACGAAGCTCCTAAAACTTTAGAGGGTGGTGAAAAGTTTCCTGGTGATTTTGTTGCAGAAGATACTGTACCTTATTCAAGTTATGGTGAAGACATAGATTATGATGTTGAAGTATTAGAATCTGTTGATCAAATATTAGGCGGAGATGCTCCAAGAATGGAAAAATATGTAACAGGAAAAAATAGATTAACTACAGGTGAAAGAAGAGTTGGAGATGCAGAAATGAGAGCTGAAAATGCAATGGAAGATATTGATATTGATGAATTTAAAGACGGAGGTCTGACAAGCACTATTCCTCCAAAAAGAGGCCCAATGTCAGAAGGGGTTGAAAGTTTATTTAGAACAAGGTAAAGTAAATTATGGCAGTAGATAAAACATTATCGGAATTAGGAAATATTAAAACGGATGTAAAAGTTCCTGGTAAAGGACAAATACAAGAAGTTGTAACTGAAAAAATTTCAGAACAAATAAAAGATCAACCCGTAGAAATTACTCCAGAAGATGATGGAGGAGCAACAGTTTCATTTGATCCACAAGCAGGCGCACCTGCAGGTGGTGAAGATCATTATACGAATTTAGCTGAAATATTAGAAGATGATATTTTAGATCCATTAGGAAGCAAGTTAGTAGAAAATTATAGAGATTATAAAAGTTCAAGAAAAGATTGGGAATCAACTTATACAAAAGGTTTAGATCTTTTAGGATTTAAATATACTGAAAGAACAGAACCCTTTAGAGGTGCATCTAGTGCAACTCACCCAGTTCTTGCAGAAGCTGTAACACAATTCCAAGCACAAGCGTATAAAGAATTATTACCTGCTGGTGGACCTGTTAGAACACAAATACTTGGAGCTTCTAATAGACAAAAAGAAGATCAAGCAACAAGAGTAAAAGATTTTATGAATTATCAAATTATGGATCGTATGTCAGAATACGAACCTGAGTTTGATCAAATGTTATTCTACCTACCTTTATCAGGATCAACTTTTAAAAAAGTTTATTACGATGATCTTTTAGGTAGAGCCGTGTCGAAGTTCGTACCGGCAGATGATCTGGTCGTTCCGTATTCAGCTACCTCATTAGATGATGCGGAATCCGTCATCCACATAATTAAAATGTCAGAAAACGATTTAAGAAAACAACAAGTAAGTGGTTTCTATAAAGATGTAGATTTAGCTGCACCACCAATGAATACAGATCAAGTTACAAAAAAAGAACAAGAATTAGAAGGTGTAGAACAAACTAAACAAGATGATATTTACACTTTATTAGAGTGTCACGTTAATTTAGATTTAGATGGTTTTGAGGATGTGAATCCTGAAGATGGTGAGCCGACTGGAATTAAACTTCCGTATGTTGTAACTGTAGAAGAATCTACAGGAACTGTTTTATCAATTAAAAGAAATTATAAAATTGATGATCCATTAAGAAATAAAATAAATTATTTTGTACACTTTAAATTTTTACCAGGACTAGGTTTTTATGGTTTTGGTTTAATTCATATGATTGGTGGTTTATCAAGAACTGCAACATCTGCATTAAGACAATTACTGGATGCAGGAACTTTATCTAATTTACCTGCTGGATTTAAAACTAGAGGAATTAGAGTTAGAGATGATGCACAACCAATTCAACCTGGTGAGTTTAGAGATGTTGATGCACCTGGAGGAAACTTAAGAGATTCATTTTTACCTTTACCTTTCAAAGAACCATCGGCAACTTTATTACAATTATTAGGTATTGTTGTTCAAGCAGGTCAAAGATTTGCATCAATTGCAGATATGCAAGTTGGTGATGGAAATCAAGGCGCTGCGGTAGGAACAACAGTTGCATTACTAGAACGTGGTTCAAGAGTGATGTCTGCTATTCACAAAAGAATTTACTCTGCACTTAAAATTGAATTTAAATTACTTGCAGAAGTATTTAAAACTTATCTTCCACCAGAATATCCTTACGATGTTGTAGGTGGAAATAAGACGGTTAAAGTCCAAGACTTTGATGACCGTGTTGACATATTGCCAGTTGCTGATCCGAACATCTTTTCACAGACACAAAGGATATCTATTGCCCAAACAGAACTGCAGCTGGCAATGTCAAATCCAAAAATGCACAATATGTATCAAGCATATAGAGGTATGTATGAAGCTTTAGGTGTAAAAAATATTGATTTAGTGCTTCCACCACCTCAACAACCACAACCAATAGACCCAAGTATGGAACATATTCAAGCTTTAGCAGGTAAACCGTTCCAAGCTTTCCCTGGTCAAGACCACAAAGCACACATTGATGCACATTTAAACTATATGTCACTCAATATGGTGCGAAATAATCCGATTGTGATGGCTTCAATACAAAAAAATATACTTGAACACATCAGTTTAATGGCTCAAGAGCAAGTTCAAATGGAATTTGTACAAGAATTAAGAGAAATTCAAGCGTTGCAACAACAAATTGCGCAAAATCCGATGATGATGCAACAAAATCCGGCTATCGCACAACGAATTCAACAAATTACAACTCAAATTGAAGCTAGAAAAGCACAATTGATCGCTGAAATGCAAAAAGATTTCTCTGAAGAAGAAAATAAGATCACTTCACAGCTAGATAGTGATCCATTACTCAAATTAAAATCAAGAGAAGTGGATTTAAGAGCAATGGAGAACGAAAGAAAGCGTGAAGAAAATGAAACTAGATTGAATTTAGACGCTATGAAGGCTATGATGAACCAACAAAACCAAGAAGAGAAGTTGGAACAGAATGAAGACCTTGCAAAACTACGTGCAGGGGTCAGTTTAGCTAAATCAGGTATTCAACAAGCAAAAATTATGAGTAACGAATGAGTATAGATAAAAAAATTAATTACGAAGACCAAAGATTAACTGAAAAACAAAAGAAAAAAATTAAACCAGCTAATCAAGGCGGTGGACCAAACTATCTTGGTAAACAAGAAACTGTAACTGTACCTAAAAAATGGTTGTCTGATCCAGATCACGTAGTAGCTGAACTAGCTTACATTACACCTAAAGAAAAGAAAATATTATTAGAAAAAAATTTATATGGTTCTTTAAAAGGTAAACCAAACAGAGGTCCCGGAGGTGTACAAAGTCTTCAAGGAGATCTTGGTGGTTATGATGCAAGTCCAGGTGGACCAGATTCTGAAAGTGGTGATGGAAGTGGGGGAAGAAATGATAAAGCAAGAGCTGCTGATATTATGACTGGTAGAGTTAGTGTAACTTCACCATCAGGAATGCAAACGGAAGGATACAGAGGTTATGGTCCAAATCAAAGACAATATGATGGTATTGGAGATTTTTACGGCAACCCTACTATAGGACAAAGAATAGGAAATTTTATGAATCCTCGTAGTATTCTTAGTGGTATATTAGGATTAATTAATCCTGCATTAGGTTTAGGATTTAGAGCATTTAATTATTTAAAAGATGAGATTCCAGAAACATTTAATCAATTTAAAGACTCAGCAACATTAGAAGAATTTAGAGATAAAGTTAGAGGTTATGGTAGAACAATGCCAACTGTTTCACCTAATCCAATGTATGGTGGTATTGAAAGCTTAGCA